ATGATTACTCTAGTCACGCGGCAGATGCTTTTAGGTATTTGGCGGTGGGTCTTAGAGAAGAAGGACGCGGTGTTACAGCGCCGCAAAGACAAGCGGTAATGGATTATGATCCATTCGCAGCATAGGAGATATTAAATGGCAGCAGCAGTTCCTGTAATATTAGGTGGCATAGGTGGCGGCGCAGTAGGGTACGGCGTAGCTTCCACATTAGCTTTAGGTACGGTAGGTACGGCAGTTGCAACGGCTACTGGTGCGGTAGTAGGCGCTTCTTTAATGATGCCAAGTCCTCAACCACAAGCTATGATTACAGATGATACAGTAACTACTGTAGATACTATTGATACAGATGATACCGCTATTAATACAGATAGCCCGACAGGTGGCGCAGATACCACTATTAACGATGTAATAGATACACAAACAACTGTTCTAGATACAGCTGATACAACAGTAGACAATACTGATTACAGCAACGTATCAAGCGCTGGTGTAGCTTCTACAGGAGCGCAGAATGTAGCGGCGGCAAGTGCTGTTAGTACAGGTGTTGGCGAAGATAGTGCAATAGATTTTTATGAAAGAGGTCGGCAAGCTACAATACTTACAACGCCACAAGGGTTATTAAGTAACGCAGCTACTGGTGTAAGCACACTTCTCAGGCCAACACCCGGATTAGCTAGCGCTGGATTAATAGCATGATGGGTAAACGACCAAAAAATATAGCTGGCGCTATGGGCAAACGATCTGCACAACCAGCGAAAAGAATGAAAAACGCTACAGTTGACCCTATTGAGCGTTTAAATCAGCGTATGGCTGGTCGTACACAAGGCGGCGCTAAAAATAAAAAGCGTAAAACATTAATGTCCGGGTATGGAGGAATGTACTAATGGCTGAAGTTTTACCTATGATAGCGCAGCTTGATAGGCGTTTAAAGACGTTGCAAACGCAAAGATCGAATTGGGAAAGCCATTGGCAACAGCTAGCAGATTTTATGTTGCCGCGAAAAGCAGACATTACTAAGAAACGACAGCAAGGCGATAAGCGTACAGAGTTGTTATTCGATGGTACTGCAATCCATGCTGTAGAATTATTATCAAGTAGTTTACACGGTATGCTTACTTCCCCAAGCACACCTTGGTTTTCTATGCGCTATCGTAACCCGGAACTACAACAGGATGATGCGGCTAACGAATGGTTAGAAGTTTGTATAGATCAAATGTATCAAGCGTTTCATAGATCTAACTTCCAACAAGAGATACATGAGCTTTATTATGATCTAGTTGTATTTGGTACAGCTGCTTTCTATGTGGAAAGTGCGCCAGAAGGTTTACGGTTTTCTTCCCGGCATATTGCGGAGATTTGCATAAGTGAAGATGCAGAAGGTCGCGTAGATACGGTGTATCGTAAGTTTAAATTAACAGCGCGCAGCATTGCTATGCAGTTTGGCGAAGAAAACTTACCGCAAGAAATTAAAAAAAGTTTAGATAGTGAGCCATTTAAGGAACATCCTATTATCCATGTGGTACACCCACGCAAAGATGGCAAAGGTAGAGCAAAGAAAAGCAAGCCTGTAGCGTCTATTTACTATACAGCTAATACACGACAGCTGTTATCTGAAAGTGGTTTTGACGAATTTCCGTTTATGGTTCCGCGTTTTGTTAAAGATAGTGTTAGCACCTACGGACGTAGCCCGGCAATGAACGCACTGCCAGATACTAAAATGCTAAACAAAATGGCAGAAACAACAATCAGGGCTGCACAAAAACAGATCGACCCTCCGCTAATGGTTCCTGATGATGGGTTTATGTTGCCTGTCAGGACAACACCGGGGGCTTTAAACTTTTACCGTACAGGTACAAGAGATAGACTAGAGCCGTTGCAGATAGGAGCAAACAACCCTCTAGGTTTAAATATGGAAGAGCAAAGACGTAACGCTATCAGGCAAGCTTTCTTTGTAGATCAGCTGCTAATGGCTAATGGACCGTCTATGACTGCTACCGAAGTCTTGCAGAGGAACGAAGAGAAAATGCGGTTGCTTGGGCCTGTTTTGGGTAGGCTACAAGCCGAATTGCTCCAGCCGTTAATTTCCAGATCCTTTGCATTGCTGCTCCGTAACGGTCTCCTCCCAGCCGCGCCGGAGCAGCTTCAAGGTCAAGATATAGATATTGAATATGTATCGCCACTAGCTAAAGCGCAGAAAATGACAGATCTACAGTCAATGTTGCGTGGTTTTGAAGTTTTGTTGCAGATGCAGCAAGTAGCGCCAGTAATGGATTATCTAGATGATGATAAGCTTGTACAGTATTTAGTCGAAACAACAGGTATTCCGGCGCGTGTCGTGCGTAGTAGAAGTGAAGTAGAGCAATTACGCAGACAAAGGGCAGAAGCGCAAGCAGCGCAAGCACAAGCGCAACAAGAAGCGTCTATAGCAGATCAGGCGCAGAAGTTAGCACCAGCGTTAAAAGTCGCGTCTGATGCAAGACAACGTGGACAAATATGAAGGAATTAGAACAATTAAAACTCGCCTATCGCCGTACATTTAATACGGAGGATGGGGAGCAAGTGCTTAGTGATCTTAAAAAGCGTTTTGCTTTTGAGACAACCACTTTTGTTTCTGGCGATCCCCATCAATCAGCTTTCCAAGAAGGTCAACGCGCAGCAATACTATTGATCGTCAGTATGTTGGCTGAAGGAAAAAAACAAGGATAGGAAACTAAATGAGCGAAGAGACAACCCAAGATGCTGGACCTCAAGAAGTCGCTGAAGCAGTTGCAGCGGAGCCTGTAGTACAGGAACCAGTTGCACAACAAGAAGTTGCACAACCTGTAAGCGAAGGTAATTGGCTTGATACGTTAGATGAAACGTACCAGCAAGATCCTTTGATTAACAAGTTTACAAGTGCAAACGAACTAGCAAAGAGCCACATTAGCGCGCAGAGAATGATCGGCGCTGATAAGGTAGTTATACCCGGTCAATCTGCTACGCCAGATGAATGGCGCGCAGTTTATCAAAAACTAGGCGCTCCACAAGATCCGGGCAGCTATGAGCTAGAACAAACGGAAGTATTTGACGAAACGTCTTTTGATGCTTTTCGCAACAAAGCTTACGAGCTTGGCTTGTCAAACAAACAGGCGGCAGAGATTGCTGGCTTGTATCAAGAGCAAGTAAACAATGGTCGGCAAGTTTTAGAGCAGCGCGCAGAGGAAGTACGTTTTTCCGGGGAACAAGAGTTACGACAACAGTTTGGCGATCATTTTGACCAGCGATTAGAAATGGCAAGGTCAGCGTCACAGACTGTTATGAGTGAAGATGATTTAAGGATTTTTTCTGAAGTACAGCTAGCAGACGGTAGATTGTTAGGGGATCACCCGGCAATTGTAAGAGCGTTTACAAAAGTAGCTGAACTTCTAGGGGAAGATAATTTAGTCGGTGAAACGACTGAAGTAGTTATGAGTTCGCAAGACGCAAGACAGCGATATAATGAGATAGTCGCGCAAGGATCTCCTTATTGGGATAAATTCCATGCCGAACATCAAAACTATATTGATGAAGCTTTGCATTTGCGTACTTATTTTGCTGGATAACCGAAAGGCCCAGAACGTCAAGCTTGTGCGTCAAGCGGAGTAGCTAACCTAAATAGTAGCATTGGCCCTTATGGGATAACCGAAGCGCAGCAAACTTTAACTGAAACTGTAATAAGGAGAGACTTATGTCTACTCAAATAACTACAGCTTTTGTTCAACAGTTCTCCGCGAACATCCAGATGCTATCACAGCAAAAGGGTTCGTTGCTGCGTAATGCAGTTGACAGTGAGAGTGTGAACGGTGAAAAAGCTTTTTTCGATCAAGTAGGTGCAGCGGCAGCTGTTCTACGAACCTCACGCCATGCAGACACGCCATTGGTGGAAACACCACATAGCAGACGTATGGTAACTATGGCTGATTATGAATATGCAGATTTGATTGACGATCAAGACAAAGTGCGCTTGCTTGCTGATCCAACATCTACTTATTCTCAAGCAGCGGCGGCAGCTATGGGCAGAGCAATGGATGATGTAATCATTACTGCGGCCCTTGGTACAGCAACAACTGGTAAAGATGGTAGCACTTCTACAACGCTTCCAGCTGGTCAGAAAGTTGCACATGGCAGCGCCGGGTTAACTATTGCAAAACTTCTAAGTGCTAAAGAAATCTTAGATAGTAACAGTGTTGACCCATCCATCACGCGGCATATTATTGTATCGCCAAAGCAAATCTCTGATCTGCTTAACAATACAACCGTAACGTCAAGTGATTTTAATACTGTAAAAGCTTTGGCAACAGGTGATCTAAACTCATTTGTTGGCTTTAACTTTATCGTATCTAATCGTTTGAACACTGACAGCAACAGTGACCGTCAGGTTATTGCTTTTGCCAGTGACGGTATCAAGCTGGCAATCGGTAAAGAACCGTCTGCTCGGATTGATGAACGTGCCGATAAGTCATACTCAACGCAAGTCTATTACTGTCAGTCCATCGGGGCAACTCGCATGGAAGAAGAAAAAGTAGTAGAAATTGCGTGTAACGAATAAGGAGACTGACGAATGGCTACTGTTTATTCAACCCAACGCACTAATTCACGCGCTACACCAGCCGTGATGAATAAAGCAAACGAAATGAGTGGCAGAATTAGAGTTGCTCATGGTACTTACGAGGCATCTTCTTTAGC